CAATGTTTGTGCAAAAACAGCTCGAACGAGCACTGATTGAAGACGCGAACTTTTTAAACAATTATTTCAATATTCTAAACATTGATTTTTCGAAACCAATTCTGTTAGCTGAAGGTCAATTCGATTCGATGTTAATTAATAACTGTATTGCCACGTCTGGCGTAAGCAAAGCAAAATCAATTCTGACTAATCTTGGTTCAAAGGCCGGCACTCGGATAATCTTTGATAGAGATAAAGCTGGCAAGACTCAGATGATGTCCCTGATTAAGCAGGGTTACTCAATATTTCTTTGGAATAAAGCACTAGATACAATCAAAAAGAGTCATCCAGAGAGTGACTCGTTAATCTCTCTGCAACAGGTCAAAGATATTAATGATCTATTCTCTTTCCTAGTCAAACGAGATTCGGATCTAACAGTTGATCGCTTTTCAAATTTCATCAATGGTTACTTTAGTGAGACTGTCCTCGATATGGTCTACCTATAAATAACCATATGAAGCCAGTTCAAAAGAACAACATAAAAACCTTTTTAAAGCCTCGTCAGGGTCAAATTCAACAGGGCTACTTTAGGCCATCCAATCCAGACAAATACATTGGCGATCCAAATCAAATAATATTTAGGAGTTCTTGGGAATTTAAGTTTCTAAAATGGTGTGACGCAAGCCCAACAATTATAAAATATTCGTCAGAGCCAGTTGGTATTCCATATTACAGCCCGTTAGATAAACGTGGTCACATTTACTATGTCGACTTTTATATTGTGACTAAGGATAATGAAGGCAACGAAAAGTCTTGGTTAATTGAAGTAAAACCAAACAAATACACCAAACCGCCAGTTGCACCAAAGAGAATGACCGACAAGCAGACTGCTAACTATGTGTATGCAGCCAAGCAGTTCATTCTCAATCAGGCTAAGTTTGAAGCAGCAAAAGCCTTTGCCGCAACTCGAGGCCTGCAGTTTGGCATTATAACTGAAAACTTTTTGTTCAAATCAATATAAAATATAGTAATGGCATACATTGACTTAGATTCGTATATTACTGACGGCATTGTTGCTGAGACGTCAAACTATGCTAATTATTATTTTCAGCAAGAAGGAATCGCATACTCAAGATTTAGATTAATTCCAGGTCATTTCTATTCATTTAACGTGGTGAATGCATTACCAAATGATGTTGTCCCAAACTTATCTGAAACGATGAGCCAAAATGATCTAAAGCAGTACTCAATTAAACGACCGTATTATGATAATGCGCCAGTTTGCTTAAGCCTTGGTGGCCAGGATGGAGAAATCATCCTAAATCTTAAAATGATTCCACCAAAGTTAAGGTCAGTTATAATTAGAAGGTACTTGGGAGCAGTTAGAGAACGTCTCAAACTGTTCTATGACGATTCCGATAACTTAATGCCATTTGAGAGTAGACTAGCTGATCGATTAATCGGCCCATTCTTAACAGTCAATCCGGCATTCATGTCAAAGCTCACTGGAATTAACTTGAGCTTTGCGCTAAATAAATATCAAAGAGAGAATATGGCAAACATAGCTCTAATTGATTGGGAAGATGTTTCAAAAATCGAACAAATTGATTATCGAAACGATCCGACCATCTCAGTTAAGACTCCAGTTGCCGTCCTTCTATCAGAATTTGGAAAATAACGCCCATAAATGGCAGGCTTTTTAGATAGTAATCCACTTAGCGGTATCAGATCAAGACTAACTGACCTGAGCCGATTTGGAATGAAATACGACGACCTTTTGGTCAAAAATTCACAAGCGATCGGCTTTATTGAAGGTCAATTGAGTGGCATGCAGGGCGGACTGCTTGGAGACGATTTGATGAAAGCTACTCTTGCTTTATCAGACACAACTTCAAGCCTAAGATCCAAATCAATCGCATTCTTTCAATTAGATTACGTCTCAAAGAGAGAACGACTTCGTGATATTGCATCAAACGGTGAAATTGAATTTATTCTTGAAACAATAACTGATGATGCAATCGTTTATGATGACGATAATCGTTTCTGTTATCCAAATGACCTAATCGGAGAAATCCGTTATAAAGGTCGTAGCAAAGAAGCACGTTTACAGTATCAAGAAAAAATTGTTCAGCGTTATCAAGAAAATTTCCAAAAGATCTATTCATCTTGGGGATTCGGCACAGGTATCGCAGCTTGGCAATATTTCTATCAGTGGTTGATTGAAGGCCATCTTGCCTTTGAAATCATCTATGACGATCCAATGAATCCTAAAAACATCATTGGTTTTAAAGAACTTGATCCAGCAACCCTATTTCCACAAGTTAAAAAAGACTTTGCTGGTAAAATCTATCTTGAATGGGCCCAAAAAGATCCAAAGGGTGCAAAGATTAGAACTCTGACTGATTCTCAAGTAATTTACATTTCTTATTCAAACCAGTTTAGAACTAAACGAGTATCCTTCGTTGAGAGAATGGTTCGCTCGTTTAATCTACTTAGAATCATAGAACATTCTAAAGTTATTTGGCATACAATGAATGCGCCGATTCGCTTGACAACAACTGTTCCAGTTGGTACAAAGTCAATGCAAAAGGCCAAGGAAGACATTCGCGAATTTACAAATACTCTAAAAGAAGATATTTCATTTGATGGAGAATCTGGCGAATTAAAAGTTGACGGTAAGCCTAACATTCTTTTCTATAAGAACTATGTTTTACCAGTTAACGATCGTAATGAACAGATTAAAATTGAGCCACTAGAATACGCTGGTCCAAATCTATCAGGTTCAGAGTTATTAAAGTATTTCCATGATAAGTTAAAGCTTGATTCAAAAATTCCAGAATCTCGTTTTGGTGACGGTATGGGAACATACACCATGAATTCTGAAGGAATTTCTCGTGAAGAAATTCGTTACAATAAATTTATCTCTAGGCTACGTTCAGCCTTTAAAGAGATAATCACAAAGCCTCTTTATATCCAAATGTGTCTGGATTTTAAAGAGTTAAAAGACGATCCTAAATTCTCAAATGCAATAGGTCTACAATTCTATGATGACAACGTATTTGAAGAAATCAAACAACAGGATCTGCTTAACAAGCGCCTTGCTACTCTTAATGCTCTTAAAGCAGTAGTCGACGACAGCGGTCAACCTTACTTCTCAACTGAATACTTAATTAAGGAATACCTTAAGATGAGCGATGAGGATATTGATAAGAACCGTGACTATTTAGCTGCATATGGTAAAGCCCTAGAAGTTAGTGCTGATGCTGGAGCAGTACCGCCGCCTCCAGCCGGAGCGCCAGCCGCGCCAGCCGCTGAGACTCCACCGACTGGTGAAACTTCAAAAGAAGTCGGCGAACCAGGTTCCCTATAATTATCACATAAAAAAGGAGACAGGTAGCGAATCTGTCTCCAATGTCCGTGAACTAGTCCCGGTCCTAAGTGGGGTCTTCAAACCCCGACTCTCTTTATGAAAATGGATCTAAGTCTGGATTAGGAATCATACTCCAAGCTTTTTCAGCATTGATTCCAGTGCCTCTTGCAATTTGTGTTTCGAGAGCAACTTCTTTTAATAGAGCTAGAGCCTCAGTGTATTCTCCATCAGTCAACATACTTTCGATTTGGTCAGCGTCTTCCTGATTTAGTTTAACTCGATATACGACTGCATGTCTTTGTGAATTGGCACGAGCTCTCATTTGCAGCATGCCTACTTGGTTTGACCAGCCTTTTCTAAGTTTATTACCTGCGCCAGGTTCGTCTAACCCAAGTTCAGCGAGGCGATCTGCGTCGTCTGCATCTGACATATCTGGTTCTTTAATAAATGATTCAATGCCGTTGCAATCTGCAAGGCCAACCCACCAAGTTGGCGTTGAATACGTTTCAAATAAGGGTACATATTTTCTCATACATCAAATAATGCGGCAAACACAGATGTGGTGCCATCTATTTTTATATCAAGGGCAAGCGTTGATTTGAAAGGATCGTCTGCGCTGTCTAAATAAGCAACCGACGATTTAATATTATACTTTCTGGAATTCAACACATAGTCTTGAATTAATTGATTAACTTCCTGTTCCATTGGTGCAACACTCAGCGTATCAAATTCAAACAGGTACTTCTCCATACCGAATCCAAAATCCGGTTCTCCAAGAACTTCTCCTTTCTTTGTTAAAATAGTCATCCTAACTTGCTGAATAGTATTTTCAATATCATCCTTAACTTCGTAGAGGTTAGGCTGATAGTTAGGATCCTCTGAATTTCTAAAATATAGATCTACTGCCATTGTCTTATTGTCTTATTAGGAACATCCAATCTGCTGTGTTCTCGCCCTTCATCATTTCCATAACTTGAGTTAATTCATTCTCTGCACGAGTTACCAGATTTGTATAATTTACCTTAACTCCACCAGGTAGGTTGTAATCGAAGCTAGTTAAGAGTTCGCCGAGTCTAAGTTTTGCTTTTGCTCTAACGTATCTCTGGAAAAGTTCATCATTGTATAAATCTTCCAGTTCAATCTTCTTAGCTACTTCTAATACCATACCATTAGCGATCGGGCTTCGGCCCATGATGATTAAATCACGAGTATTACGATTATAATTATAGGCAAATGTATCTAGTACAAAGCCCTTAGTTAAATCCAAGAAAGAGAACAGGATTGTTCTGTACATGATAGATTCACCAATAAATGGTGTTAAAAAGATCTCCGAACCAACAAACTTATTTTCAGAAAAATCTCGGTCAATTGACCCAAAGATTGAAGCGCCTCTAGGCTCTCTACACTGATGCACAAATTGTACACAATCGGGTAGTCTGATTGCTCTTTCCTTTTTAAATCGATCGTTTTTGAAAACGTCCTGTGGAATAGCTAAATATCTGGGCTCAACTGCATGGCGCCAGTTATCATAGAAATAACCTTCAGCGATCTTAATGATTCTCGCGATCTCCTTTTCTGGAATTACATACGGTAATGCTTTGGAAAAGGTTAATTCTTCTTGAATATCTGCTATTAATTCAGCTTGCGTCATTTAATTAAGCTTTTTTATGCAGCTGGGGTTTCTACAACCTTTAAGGCTGCAACTTCTGCTCTCTTTTTAGCTAGATCTGCTTTTCTAACTTCTAAAGCTGCACGGTCTGCGGCCAATGTTGCTTTTTGAGTCATTGAATTTGGATCTAGTGGTTTAATATTAGCTTCTCTCGCTTCAATATCAGCTTCAGCCTTTGTAATTTCCGCGTCTTCTGCTTCAATTTGGGCTTTTTTCTGTGCAACCTCAACATCAGTTGCTTCAAATACGTCGTCTTCCTCGTTTTCGTAATCTGTTTCGCCGTCTTGTGCCATCATAGCAGCTTCATCGAATAGCTGAGAAGATAATTCGTAACCTGCCTGTTTTGCCTCCATTTTAGCGCTTTCGTAACTATCAGGTAGTGAACCGCCAAAGAAGTCTAAAACTGAAAATGCATCTCTGAATTTCTTTGCTGAATCAAGACCAACGTCTTGCATTCTTTCTCTTTCATGTCTATCAAATGACTCCTTCAAATTAGAGTTAAAGTCATCGAATTTTAAAATTGTTGATCCCATCGTATGGTCTGACCTTTTGGTTATTTATCAGTCATCCATTCTAGATTATATTTCTACCTAAACTAAAAAAGGGCGCTGAAGCGCCCTTATCTAGTGTATCAAAGTAGTCTATTACTTGCTAGGATCAGCAGTTAATGGAATCAATGAAGGTTCTAACATTTGAGTCAAATAATCAGATAGTTTCATCATACCTTCAGTCGCAGGTAGTTGCTCAGCGTGTACTTTAACTTCGTACTTAGCTGAATTATCGGTGCTTCTAGTATTTTCTTTGTGTGTTGCTACTTTACCAGCAACAGTTGCAGAGAATTTCATTCCCCACCAGCTAGCGCTTGCGCTTGCAGAGTATGAAGTTTCGCTGTCTGAACTTTCTTTTGTTGTTTCAGAAGTTTTAACTTCCATCGTGAATGCAATATCAGCTGAAGTAATTGCCAAAGATGGTAGTGGAACCAATGGTAACATTGGAACTTTGTTGTATAGTTTCTGGATTTCCTGTTCGCCAGTTTCTCCATTTGTAACAACACGGTTCATCTCAACATCTAGCGATCTAGCTGTAGCGTTACCGTCTTTGTCTTTTTCAAAAGCTACTTCAGAGATGTATCTCCAAGTTACTTCATTTAATTTAGCTTGACCTTTTGCCATACCGACAATAGGCGAAACAATTAGATCTTCGATTGGAAGCCCTGCAAAGTTGTCTGCGATTCCTGCCATAAAATTGTGAATTTTTTGTTATTTATCTTTTCTGGGTAGTCAAATCCAGGAGGTTACCCAAATTTAACCTGGCCTTTATATTGCTTTTTAATATCATCAATCTCCTTTAGGACTTTAGTAAATGATTCTTTAATTTCATCGTTTACTGTAAAATCCAAAATTGTGCGACAGTGTGGGCACGCCGAAACTGGATTTTTGATGATAAATTCTAGAGTTAAGCCTAACGGCTTTCTACACATTGGACAGGGTAATGCCATCTAAATTAATTCTTTTTAATCGTCGGATCGTTTAGAGTTTGAATATACGAATCGACTAGTCGGCTGACCGCTTCAGGCTTGTCGTCAGCTTTGAATTTGACTTTGATTTTTGCCATGCCGTTATTATCCTCGTTTTTGCCAGAGTCAACTGTGATCGGTGGCAAATTGTGCACATAGCCCTTCTTTTTGAAGAGACCTAGCAGTGCTTTCTTTATTTTAGAGACATCATCTACATTGGTGCCAAATATCAATCTAGCCTCAAATTCGATTTCAAGTTCATCTAAGCCAATTGATGAATGATCTGCTAGAATATAGAGAGGAAAATCAACAGGTTTGTCGCCAATAATGAATCGCTTCATAATCGGAGTACCGTCGTCGTTGAAATAGTTACGAATTGAATTTATGTGCTGTTTCTCACTAATTCCCTGAGCGACCATTGCTGCTTCCAGCAAGCCACCAACTAATTCTTCAATATTTAACTTACTCATAAATTATCGGCGATCGTTTAATAGATCTTGTACATACGAATCACGCTGTTGGTTTAAATAAGCCTCACGTTCAGTAGATTTCTTAATGATCATATCAGTTAGTTGATCGATTTTAGCATCCTTTTGATCAAGTAGTTTTTCACATCTAGCTAGCTCAGCTTCAAATAGCTGATTCTGGTAGACTAGAATACCGACCATTAAAATAATCGTAAACGATTGCTCCTTTAGCTTATTGAAAAAAATATCAACAAAGCCAGTTTGTGTAGCTTTTTGGTTTTCCATATAATTATTCTTTAGTAAAGTCCTTAAAGCGTAAGACCTTACTCTCATTCATAAATCCATCTCTATACGTTGGGTGTTGAACTAAACGTTGAGTTGGCACTGGATTAATATCTTGCCTAGAGACCTTTTTGTTTAGGGTAAATGCACTGGCTGGCACAGTGTACTCGCCAGTTTCATTTGTTTTAAGCATTTTCCAAATGGCCTTTGGGTTAACTTGATCTGGGATGCCCTGTTTGAAAGACTCAAAATCATCAATCTTTAAAAATCGGCGCAAATCCTTACCATATAGATCCTTTTTGCCATCGCTAAATTTTGCTCGGCCAGTATTAACCTTTTTGACGTTTTTAATCTTACCTGAATATTGGTGTACTTTATCGAATCTAGACATATCATCTGGCGCAGCATACAACGTAATTGCATGGTTTGGTGCATCCGGTGTTTCGCCAAGTGCATAGATGAATCGATATGCGCTACGAACTGGTGAAATGCTAGTTTTTTCGATTATGACATTAGGCTCTTTGCCCAAGTACTTCTTTAGAATCTTAATTGCAATATCTGCGTCAATACCTCCTTCTGGCTTGTCAGATACGTAGATTCTAACTTGATCATTGTCCGCTAGTGCCTGCTTAATGATCTCATAGTGACCCTTGTGAGGTGGCTTAAATTTACCTGTGAAAATTCCGATTTTCTTCATTGTAATCTCTGGCAACTGGTCTGGCTTGATATGCTCAGTCCTAATTTTAATAGGATATTGCTTCTCAAGCAGTTTTGCGTGCTTTAGATTATTTATGTCGTCGTCAAAGAAAATAAATTGCGAATAGCCTTTCTCAATCAATTTTTTAAAGGCCTGTTGCTTCTTTTCCGCATTATTGCCTGTAAATTCAGTGCCAGGTTCATTTACTGCAAAAACTAGATCCGGATGTATATCTACTCCGTGACTTAACATAAATTCTCTGACTAGTTGGGCATCGCCGCGTGCAGTGATAATGCCGACTGCACCCTCTTTTGCATAGACCTCTTTCATAATATCAAGAGTCCACTCAACAATTGTGCCTGCTCGTAAAATATCTGGATCGTCAAATTGTGAAAAGTCAATCGCGTGATTGGCCTTTCTTTCATATTCATTGAATTCCTTTGGCGACAGGTAAAATTTTTCGCCAGACCACGAGTCAGTGACCTCGATCTGAGCATTAGTTACTACTAACGTATCGTCAAGGTCAAAAATAGCAATAGTGTGTCCTCGAATGGCCATATAGTTATTATACTCAACAAATAAAAAATGGGACCGAAGCCCCATTTAATATATTGTAAAGTTAGATTATCTCCAACCCTCTTTCATCATGCATTCCTTTAAGTATTCCATACATGCTTGAACATAACCTTCATAAGTATGAGCATCATCTTCGTCTTCATGATAGCCTACTGCTTCTTTAACTAGGTGATCATTACACATAGACTCAATTACCATCTTAGCATTATCTGAGCAGCCTGCGCCTTCATTCATAGGTTCATGTGGAAAAAATGGAGAATCATCGTCATCATCAGTTTCCATCGGCTCAGTGTGTTCTTTGCAATCTGAACAGATTCCACCCATTAGAATTGGAGCTCCACAGCATTCTGACTCACCACCTTCATATGCGTCAGTTACGTCCCAGCTTTCAGAAATAAATTGACCGAATCTCATTACTCGAGCCTCATTCATTTGTTCAGAATCGTCATCCATTTCTGGAGCATTCATATCTGCTGTAACATCGCCAATTTTAATGTCATAATCACCATCACCAGCTTCTTCGATTTCGCAGTTGATCGTATAAACTACATCATTGTGTTCAGCTGATAGAGTGCCTTTGTAGACTCCCTCTTCATCGGTTTCTTCTTTTTCATCATCCATTTTAAAGTCTAGCGCGACTTCTTCACCCTCAACTGTTTTAACTGTGATTGTAATAAAGTCACCACCATCCGCATCACCAAGAGAAATGATCTCTGGCTCTGAATGACCCTCTTGTAATTCGTGGATAGTTGCCGAATCTTCGCCGATTGGCATATCATTTTCGTCTTTCATAAACTTAGGTATGCTTTTGTTTCCAAATTTTCCCATTTTAATATGTTCTTATTTTGAGTTATTTATTTGGGAAGAATCGTCATTAATTATCTTTAGTTCATCTGCTCCGGTCTCATGCGTGATGACCAGATGATCTCCATCCTGGATCTTATTGTCAATATAGGCCTCGGCTAAAAGATCCTCTATGTGTGACTGGATCATTCTGCGAAGCGGACGAGCTCCATACTTCTCATCGTATCCCTTATCTACAATAAAATCTTTGGCTTCTTGTGTTAATTCCACAGTGTAGCCGTTTTCGTTAGTTCTTTCGTATAAATCGGTCAATTCAGCTTCAATGATCTTTTGGATATCAGCCTTTTTAAGACTGTCAAATACAATAATATCGTCAATGCGATTGAGAAATTCTGGTGCAAACTGCGCGCTAAGTGCATTTTGTAAAACCGAGGTAGCTAATTCCTTTTGTTTTTCAAGCGAATTTGCTGTTGCGAAACCAATCCCAGTTCCAAAATCCTGTAACTTTCGGGCACCGACGTTTGATGTCATAATAATCACAGTATTCTTAAAGTCGATTTTACGACCCAACCCGTCAGTCATATGACCCTCATCCAGTACTTGCAGCAGAGTATTAAAGATGTCGGGATGGGCCTTTTCGATTTCGTCAAGCAGCACGACCGAATATGGCTTACGCTTAACTTTCTCAGTTAGTTGACCTCCCTTTTCATAACCGACATAGCCTGGAGGGGCTCCTGCGAGTTTACTACTGGTAAACTTTTCTCCAAATTCAGACATGTCAACTCGAATAAGAGCATCTTCTGAATCAAACATGAATTTAGCAAGCTGTTTCGCTAGCTCAGTCTTACCGACACCAGTCGGACCCAAAAAGATAAATGTGCCGATTGGCTTTTTCTTAGACTTCAGACCTGCTCTTGCTCTGTGAATTGCTCGAGTTATCTTTTTGACTGCATGGTCTTGTCCAATTACTCTTGAAGTCAACCATTCCTGCATACCAGCAAGTCTCTCCTTTTCGGAACCCCTTAGTCGACTAACACTAATGCCGGTAATGTTTGCAACAACATTGGCAATATCGTCGTCATTAACACCAAGTCTATTACTCTTTAGAGTCTCTTCCCAATCTCGTTTAGCCGCTTCAATTTCATCAATAACTCGGCGTTCCTCGTCTCGTAGCCGAGCAGCAGCTTCGTATTGCTGAGCTTCAACTGATTGTTTCTTTTGTTCGCCGACAACTATCAACTGAGCTTCGAGTTCTTTAATGTTGTCTGGCACCACGACGCCAGCGATGTGCACGTTCGCGCCAGCTTCATCCATTAAATCGATTGCTTTGTCAGGCAAAAATCTGTCCTGAATATATCGATTGCTGTAAGTAACACAGGCATCTAGCGCCTCCTCCGAATATCGAACCATGTGATGGTCTTCATATTTCTGTCGGATGTTTTGTAGGATCTGTCGAGTCTCTTCAGCAGTTGATGGATCAACTGTAACTTGCTGAAAACGACGACTTAGTGCGCCATCCTTTTCTATTGATTCTCGATATTCATTAATCGTTGTTGCACCAATACATTGAATTTCTCCTCGAGCTAGCGCAGGCTTCAGGATGTTAGCTGCATCTAGTGAACCACTTGCGGAGCCAGCACCAATCAGTGTGTGAATCTCATCAATGAATAAGATTATATTTGGATTAGCTGCAACTTCTTGAATCACATTTTCCATGCGCTCCTCAAACTGGCCACGATATTTTGTACCAGCGACTAGGGTTGAGAGTTCAAGAGCAATAATCTTTTTATCGAACAGCACTCTTGGGCAAGTTCTTTCGATTATCATCTTGGCTAAACCTTCAACGATGGCAGTTTTACCGACACCAGGTTCTCCAATCAGAATTGGATTATTCTTTTTTCTGCGAGCTAGTATTTGGCTGCATCTTTTAATTTCCTTTTCACGGCCAACGACTGGATCAAGACGACCCTCTGCCGCCAGTTGAGTTAAGTCTTTTCCGAAATTATCAAGTACCGGTGTTTTGCTTTGATTTGATTGCTGTTTTGCCATTAAATAAAATCGATTTTTATGCCTCTATTACATATTCAGAATTTTCTGTTCTGAACCTAACTAAATAGAGTAATCCGTCCTCGGTCCATTTTTCTTCGAGGACTTCTGTTACCTTTGTTGTTAGCCAATAGTCTTGATCAGAATACGATCTAGCAGTAATTGACCCAACTAGCATTGAACAGCCAATAGTCGGCGCTGATCCAACGACTTCTTTAAAGGTGCCATCTTCATTCCAAGCGATTGACTCAATTCGACCGCCTTGCTCCTTAAGTTCGCGGCGACCGTCTGGGTGTATTTTAATTAGTTTAGCCATATTGCAAAATTAATATTTTTAGGTTAATCCCACCAGCCCTTCATACCGCTGCCGTCAAACCACTCATTCCATAGATCGCGATCATCGCGCATCCCGGCTTTTCTGGCCTTTCTAAATAAACTATTGTACTTTCGATAATCTTGACCTTCTAGTATTGTAAACAACTCTTTCCACTCAAGTTCTTCAATTTCACGGGCTCTATCGAAAACTTTACGGTTATGTTTTCTCTCAGCAGCCGTTGCATTATCTACCATCCTATACAATTTTTCTCCATTTTTGCCAAGTGGATTATCGGTGGTTTCGCCAGTTTCTTCAAATTCCCATTGATGATCAATAACTTGGCCTAATTCAGCTTCGGCCATTTCAATATAATTGCTTTGATTATAATTTTTTATAATCTCAACGGCTCGTCGCATTTTGGCAACTTTCTTTAATCTAGACTCATTTACTTCCAAGCCATTCTTTTCTAAATTATCTGACATGTGAGTCAGCCCTATTTCCAAAAACATTAACGTCCCGTGATGATCCCACCAATAATGATTCCAAAGAGCTTTTCTAAAACACCAAATATTTTTGAAAAAACGTGGCAGATCATCTCTAAAGAAAGACCAAGTTTTCCAATACCACTTATTACGGCTAATCATTCTATCTAAACTCTCAGCAAATGTGTCTGCAAATTTTACTTCCATATTCTGTTATACTAAAAAAGGGGACTTAGGTCAGTCCCCGATTATTATTTCCAAAGTTTTTCCGATTATTTTCGGTCGATATTTAATATCGTCGGGTCCATATCGAACTTTCGTTATTAGGGAACCTTCTATTTTTCGAAGATGTTCAAATTGCATTTCGGAAACGACTGCGGCTTTGCGATTAGCTCGGCGATCAGTTGCTCTATCAAATATTGAAACAATATACTCAGCAGTTTCGGCCGTCGTAAAAAATACAGTTATCATCTCTGAGTCAAAGAATTTAACTTCGTTGCCTCTAACTTGAATAGTAACTCCGACTCTAGTATTAGATACAATTCGACCAATATCAGTTCGATAGCCATAATCAAATTCTGAATCAGGTAGCAGACAAACTCGCCGTAATACCATTAGAAACTTCTTTTCAAACGAGGTCAGTGAATCAAGTCTTCGTCTTTTTTTAGACAGGGCCCACTTACAATAAGTTCTCTTAATCTTATTTTGAAAATAGGCAAAAATTAAATTAGTCAATCGGCTCATCGGTTTCATCTATGGGTTTGGTAAATAAGTTCGTTATCTTTTCTATAAGTTCTTCATTACTGAACTCTTTATATTTAGGTAGAGAATACTCCTCAAATTTATCAGACAATCTAATCTCTTCAACAACTTGCCATAGACTTTCGACTGTGTGACAAATTTCATTACCGTCTTTATCCCAGGCTTGATTAGTCTTGCCGCTTAAACTATCGCGTTCATACATAAACCATTCAATCCATTCGCTTGCTTCTTTGCCATAGTGGGCTCGAATGGCCAACCAGGTTGCGTGTGAGAATGGCGTGTCGTACTCAACTAAGTCAATTCCTAACTTGTGCGCAGCAAAACTATTTTCTTCACACTTTTTTAGAGTCGCAATAAGCTCCTCAAATACTTCAAATTTCATATTTGGTTAATTGTGACCTTCTAAATTGAGTAATAATTGGTCAAGTGCTTCGCGGATGCCCGCTCTAATTAATAATTCAAGGTCTTGCTGATCATTGATCAGTCCCATATCTTGGGCAACTGAAATTGCTCCAATTGTTGCGGTAGCTCCTTCCTCTGCAATTTTTTCTAGGTCAACAGTTTCTATAGGTTTCATACAGTTATTATACCAAAAAATTCAAAATTTTATCCTTAATACCACTTTGTTTTATGCCTTGATTTGACAGCGGCGTCAGCACAAAATTAGTTAAACCCCAGTCTCGGTCCATCATGCCCCAGTCTGGGTCCTTATAATTAATCCCCATATTTAGATCGTCAATTGAAACCCAATGAGTTATCTCTGGATGATCATGTAAGTATTGTTTTATCTCAATTGATCGAGTTTGTTCTAAATCCCATTTTCGAGACCATATAAAAACTTCACCTTGCACAGTACATGTATTAAGGTCTGGCGTAAAAGCAATAGGCTTTTTCATAATTCCCTGGTTTTCATAGTACTCTCCAAGTTCTTCAACGGTTGCCCATCTTTTCCAATCTGATGATACTACAATTTCTGCACCAGTTTTTTCTAAGATTTCGTTGAGTACTGCAATTGCCTTTTTATTGAAATTATCAAATCGTGCATCGACTGGTAACGACAATACAGACTGAGACAGTTTACGACCGATCTTTGTTTGTTTTTTGAAGCGCCCTCCCCATTCGGTTGACAAACAGATTACGCCATCATGATCTAAAAATATAACTTTCATACTTTATAATATATTACCTTTGGGTAGTCTCCAAATACAAATGTAGTGACATCACATAGCCACAGTTTTAAATTAAAATCTAGTCCCATATATTCTCTAGCAACATACCAAGCACCTCTACCGTATTCGAAGCCTTCGATTAATCCCAAGCTAATAAGATCAAGTCGCTCTGCTCCATCAAATGGCTCGTCAGAGATTGTCATCCAAACGTCCCATTCTCCTTGACATAAAATGTCTAACCAATTATCGGCACCGGCTACCATTTCAAGTTCATCGCGTGGGCCAGTCCATTCAGGTAGCACGGCATACCAGCCATAGCGGTCCTTTTCAAATTGTATTCTACGTTTCATTTTAATATTTAATCACGTGTATTTTAAGACCTCTCTCAGTCGCGATATCAATCATGTGTTTGGTACCTCGACTCCGCTCATCCCAAAACGCGATTAACCAATCGGCGTAGCCGGCCATCTCTTCGTTTCTTAAATATCCTGCTCGCTTGCCAAATTTATCCCAATCGGGTTGGAATCTACGTATTGATAAATTTCTTTCCATTGCATAGAATTCGCCAAGTCGATCTGCACCTCTTGCTGTACCTGAGACAATTTCAAAATCTGTGCCAACTAGCAGTTGATCACAAGTTGTTTTAAGTAAATCTTCATTAGTGAAATCTCGACCACCTGCGATAATTACCTTTATCATTAATTCGTTTTAATCTCAATGCGATCCTTTTCGCCAGACGGTTTTGAATAAATTGCGTGGGTTGGTTTTACTTTAAATCGATGACCATCTAACATATTTGCCCAGCGCTTACCTTTGCCGGGTTTGAGATAGGCAATCGTCATGTGTGGATGATAATCTGGGAAATCTGAAGTAAATGGGTGTTGCTTTAAATCAGCATTAGCCTCATGTAAATTCTTACCAGCAATATCAAATTTCAATACGTCATACTTTTCATTTTCAAATAATGACGCATTGTGTGCATCAAGCAAATCATATTTGTACTTATCAAGAATTGCTTGTACTTCTTCAGTCGTTACGCCTTCATGTAAACCATATAGCAGAGTACAGTGAGGCTCCGTTTCGTAACCGTATGACTGATCATCATCTTCAGTATAAACATCAATTGGATCAATTGCATCATGTATTTTGTTCATTTCTGTAAAATCAAAATACAGCATTACACAACCATAATCATAGGTTTGTTTTTTCTCGTTAACGAATTCAGTAAATTTCTTAATCATTTTATTATTTATTTGATCTGAGGCAGATCTCAACATGATACTTTTTTAATAAGTCTAGTCTGGTCGTGCAGCCAGTAGTTTTGCTCAAGTCGATACTAAATGAAAATGATCTAATCCATCTGTACGATTTAGCATCTCGACCTCTATTTATGGCATACCAACTAAATTTCCATTTTTTAAATACTCGACGTGTTCCGGTTTTTGCTAGGGTAGTTTTTGAATTCATATCTATTTTGAATAATATCGATACGTAATGGTGTCTCCGATTGCGGGCGGTCTCTGTAAAGTTACCGTATGACTATCTGATAGCGTAACTTTCCACTTCACTTCATATTCCTGTAGAGTGTTAGGTTCGCGATATTTAACAACTTTTACAACGGTAACCTTTTTAATAAAGGTCGGTTCCGTTGGTTCGGAGCAGCCAGTCAATAGACTTAGCGCTAGCAGTGTGCTGATTACGCCCAATAAAAATGCAGGCAGGGTTACTCCTATAAATTTGTTGAATGAGAACTTTTCGTCGTCCATAATAATGAATTTGCTTTTTCTTTGTAGAGTTTATACAGTTCCATCGGGCCTCCTGAGCAGACATCAGTTAATTCATCCCAAAAATCATAACCGAAAGTCTTGTTAAGATCAGTTCTTAGTGAATTTAGCTTAGATTCTTCGTCTGCTTGTGCTTTAGTTAATAGCCTCTGAACTTTAACAAAGTTTTCACGACGGTAAACTACAATTAAGTCTTCCCAATCTCGGTCAGAGCCGTTAAATGTTGATCGCAATTCAGCTTCTAGTTTTTCAAATTCCTTCTTTGTTCGATTGGCTAAAACCTGGTAGAATGATAAGTTATAATCGCCATTTCGGATTTTAGCTAACATTGTAGCATCCTCAGCCAGCGGGGCGCGCTCATAACCTCGACTATTCCAATAGCGATTAGAATTACTAGACATATGATTCTTGAGTTATCGCTAAGATTCTAGCGATTTGAGATTGAGTTAATAAATTTCGAGTTCGCCACAGTTCAGTTAAAGCTTTGGCAAGTTCCTGCTCAGTATAGCTTTCTGCATTTGAAAAATAGGCTTCACCTGAACCTGGATCATCTGGGAAAAATCCATTTTCTGCTAAAATGTTAGCTAATTTCGTGCATTCTTTTTCAGAACATGCATCAAAAATTTCTTGTGGGGACGCGGTAATTTCAGCGTCTACTTCGATCCAATCACTAAATGTCGCCATGGTATAATAACGTTTAGGCTATTATACTAAGATTTCGTTTTTCGGGTTCTGGGTTTTCGCCAAACTTCTCCAGTAACTCCTTTCTTTTCCATACAGGGCTTACATGAAAAGTAATAGTGATCTACTTTGAAAACTGTGTAGATTTCAGTAGGTTCAAACCGCTCAATGCAGTTTTGACAAATTACAAATTTGGATTTTTCTTTGGAATTTTGCGGAGCCATTATTTGGTGAAATCAAAAAACATTTTGGCTAATATACCCGCGACTGCAGTAAATAGGATCCAAAGTGCTTTAGAAACTCCATTTTTCCAACTAATTAATTCTTTGTGTTCTTGAATAATGTTGTCGTAATAATCTTCGTCGTCTTCTTTTTTAAGACGATATTCAGTATTCTTATTGACTCTAACAACTAGGCCGTCTTCTGGATCAAGCAGCTGCTTTTTAATTGTGCGCAACTCTTCCTTGAGATCAAGTTGAGATGTCTCAATTGTTCTGATTCGTTGCTGAATGTCCTTTAATTCTCCATTTGGCATGTGCTCACGAATGTGATCTAATGCCTGTAGAATGTCAGTCATCATTGAATCAACGCTATTATCTTTCCTACTATTTCTAGGAGTTGCCATTCAATGCGAAGTATGTTTTTAAATTATTGAGCGTCTTCTTGAGACTCTTCTCCAGCTGGTGCTTCAGGAGCTTCTGGCATTTCCGGTGCAGCACCATCAACTAACTCAACATCGCTTACTACTGGCATATCGCCAGCTGGATCGCCGTCAGCTGCTGGAATTTCTGCAGGAACCTCTGCTACTTGACCAGCATCATCTCCCATCTGCGGCATCTCAGCTGTGCCTTGATTTAAAAACTCCTCAAATGAAAGAATTTTGCTTGAAGTATTTTCCATTTTTCTTAAAAAATTTAAAGTTATTTATCTGCATCCCAAGATTTAAACTCGTCCCGGGCTTCTCTTCTTTGTATAGTATTTCCAAGTTGTAGGTTCCGGATTGCGCTTCGCGTGTTCGAAATCAATATTGTCTGCTGCCCAATTCATTGCTTGATCAAAGAATTCAATGTCTGATAAATTGCTTGATAATCGTTTGATTTTAAAATCCATCGAACCCTTTCTATCTTTTCTACCCCAAATACCAAGATCGATGCCTTTTGGCATCATACGTCTAATCAATTTGGGTCCAGCAAAGAAGCCAATACCCCAACCATTAGCCGGAGAATAACTGGGATCTAACGAAAATATGATATTACCATTGATTAATTGAGTTCTACTAGACACCATATGTAAACCTAGAGCAGTTAATCGCTTTGCTCCTTCTGTTTCAAGAGCAGCTTTAATGTCATCGAGGCCCATCGCGCCGCTCTGCATATAATCCTCACGGCGTTTTGCTCTTTTATGACCTTCATATTCATCTGGATCAACTAATCCAAGATCTCTCATTCGATCTAATTCGTCGAACTCATATGATTCATTAATGAATTGGGAAAAACTGTATATCCGCATACAGTTATTTATACGAAAAAAAAAAGGACTAAGAGCCTCGCTCTAAGATGCTAGTTTAGTCCTTTAAGTTCTCTCCGCAGGTTGGACAGAATTTCCAGCTAGCTTTTTTAATTCTGGTTTGACAGTTAGTACAATACTGTCTAATTTCACCAACTTGAATAGGTTTCTGTGAAACTGGATTTATTTTCCAAACTACTTGTGTTTCAATATAATTTGAAAATTCTCCAAACGTTTCAACCAATTGTTGATTTGAAGATTCACCGACTTCAACTCTACCAGTTTCAAGAGACCCAGCAACATTCATTGAAATGTTGTTGACTGTGGTACCGCCAAACGAAGTATTTGTGTAGTAGCCAGTGCCATTCGTTGTTGTAAAATTGATGTTTGCATCATTATACACCGTGAATGTATTTGACGAGCCGCTATTACCAGTATACCATCGATAAGGGTTAATAGACGTCGCCAATTTTTGTGGATAAAATTCAATAATGACTTCTCCGTTTTGCGCAATTGCAGCCAAGACTTCAGCTGAATCGCCATCAACATGGTAAGTTTCAAATTTGAATTTTTTCTGAATATCAATGAATCTCTCCAAGAAAACTCTTTCGCCTGGTTTAATAATTATCCCAGCTTGAGAAATGTACGAGCCATTGATTTTGATTTTTGCAAGATGCGTTTGGTTTGAAGGATTGTAGAGTTCAACTTCAAAATTTGAGCCGTCTTGCAAATAGACGGTCGACCCATAAGCCTTGAGTCGACTTTTGTTTACAGTGATGTGAGCTGTTGGCTTTAGCTTAGAAGCCAGCTCCCAATTAATTATTGACATAGATATTTGATTTTTTTGCGTGTCTCTTTGCAGCTATTGCTAACTACTCTAAGGCCATTGCTGACCCGAGACTAACAGAGCGAGGCTCTATGTCCAATATTATTTAACTAAAGATACTGAAAAGGTTTTAGCTCCAATAGCCTTTATCTCCATTTGCATGGATGATTCGGCCCCAATCGGCTGGGACATCAAAACCTGGATTATCAAAGACTAGCCAAAGAGTCTTTTTGCCCCAGTTTTTAGGAGCAGGCGGCAAGGCATTTGTCAAATAACCATCTGTCATAATGACAACGAAATCAACATTACCTTTTAAATTCTTATCGACCCAGCTAATTACGTCCGGAATAGCTTCAGTACCTCCGCCGGTTCTAACCTTTGCAAAATCATCTGGTGTTGGCTTTTTGAAACCTTTAACCTGGAAAGGATCGACTACTGTATTTGCAAACGGCAATACTGAAACCGTCTTGATCTTTTTAGCTTTAACGATACCGACTACTTCTGCTGCTAATTCTGGAAAAGCTGCGGCGATTGAACCACTAACGTCCATTGCGACAACTGCATTGTCTAGTGCATTATCTGTATCTTCTAGACCATATCGGTATTGGCCAGCCGAAACGTGACGACGGTTAGGTAATTTAAATGAGCTAGATGAAGCAAGTCTTCCAATAAATCTTCTGAGTTCTTGTCTCCAGTTAACCTTTGGTTCTGACAGCTCCATGATTCTCTGATAGATCGCGCCTTTACCTGCGCCAGCGGACTTTGATCTTGGATTAAGATGAGTTTGTGCAAGTTTGCGACCTAAATCTTTCCAATCTTGCTCTGACATGTCACGGCTACCTTCAGCATCAGTTGCTCCCTCTTCGCCAGCAATTTGGCGGCCTTGGGCCTTAGTGATTACTTCGCCAGTCATAGGACCTCTAACGACAGTAACTGTTTCAATGTCATCGTCTGAGAAGTCGCCGCTTTTTACCATTGGTCCTTCGCCGGATTTAGATTTACCGCCTTGACCATTTTGACCTTGGCCGGATTGACCGCCAGCTTGATCTCCATCTTGAGATTGGCCGTCACCGTCTTGGCCTTCGCCAGATTCAGTATCACCAAGTGAATCGGTCTTTTGTTGGCTCGGCTGAGATGAGCCAGATCCACCACCCTGTCCAGGCTTGTTAATCTTTACTATTTCATCTAAACTCGCTCGCATTATCCGTTTACTATTTTAATTGCTTCTTCTTTTGAGATTGGATCATAATCGACTTCGCCAGTTTCTTCATTAATCCCAGTAACAACTCCATATCCACCAGTTCGTTCATTTCTAACGACATCACCGACAGACAGAGGTTGATCTGGTCCACCGTCTCCTTGGCTTTTTTGCTGTTGTTTTTGTTGCTGCGGCCTAGGTGCAGATTCTACTTCGCCATAGATTTGTTCAGCATTCATGCCCTTATACTTATCGTCGATCAAACCCCTAAGGTCATTTGCGATTTCAGATTTTGAAATAATTCCATCATCCGCGAGCATCAAGTTAATTTCATAATCGCCAGCAATATTCCACTTTTCTGCATCTCTACCCTCCATTCTAGCAAAGTGCAATAGCGCACAGTGTAAAACTTCGTGGCATAGAATAAACACTATCTGTTTCTCAGTTAGCGGAGCAAAGAAATCGGGATTAATGAATAAGTGAGTTCCGTCAACTGCTGCGGTTGGAATTTGTGGATGCCTAGTGTAAATGATCTTTAGCTTATAGGCAAGTTCCGCAAAGAATCTATATCTACCAGTTAGGATTTGAAAAGCATACGATACCTTGATTCTAGTAATTTTAGAATTTGGATCATCTGCTTGATTCTCTAAAACCAGGTTAGATTCAGCAAATTGACTGTAACGATTAAAACTATTCCAATCTAGGAGTCTTTTCATTATTGTCCAAGGTTTGCGGCTTGAATTTCTCTAGTTGAACCAGGATATGCAGCCAAGAATTTTTTAAGACCAGCTTGTGTTGCTGGATATGTGTTGGTTGCAACCTTTGTTTGAATCTCTCTAACTGCAGTTAGGATCTGAATCGCAACAGTTGGGTCGCCAACTCTAATAATATACTCAAATAGGTTCTCGATTTCCTGATCAGTTAATTCTCTATCTTTATATTCGTAAGCGATTGCTGATGCCAAGATATAAGCTGCATCGATTTCATAGTCTTCACGACCTCTAGCTTTAGGAGGTAGTGGCGCATTCATTGGATCAGAATACACCATCTTCATTTTATCTAGATCGATCTTTTGAGATAGCGTGTAGTAACCCATGAACATTTGAGCAGCTTCTTTACCAACGTTTGGTGCAATAGCTTCATCTTCAATAACTTCTGGAGTTAAAGTCGTACCTGATTCAGCTGCTTCTTTCTTTAGGTTTTTCCAAGCAACCGCGGCTGCTTCCCATGAACGTGGGCTTGGGAAAATCGTACCAGAGATATTTGGATCATACTTGTGGAAGAATTCTTGGCCCTTAGTCCAGTTCAAGAATGAAATGATACGTGGATCGAAAATATCTTCACCTGCTGCAGATTTTGCAGAAAGTGCAAATTTGCTATAGTCCTTAATTGATGGTGAATAGTTTACTTGTTGGAAACGGTTACCGAGAGCTGAACCAAATTCTGATGTATTTGTTTCATCATCTTCCATTCGGTTAGAGGCTGCAACAATTGTCCAATTGCTACCAAGTTTCCAACCGCCGTCCATCTCTCTATCTAGTACGAGTTTCAAACAGATGTTACGAATAGCTTCTTTAGCTCTTGATAATTCGTCCAAGAAGATGATTCCACCTTTACCGTCTGGGCCGTTTGCTGCATCATTACCAGCTTGGCCTTCAGATTCGTGATAAACTGGTAACCATGCTTGTGGAACACGAGTTGCTCTACGTGAGAATCTGTCCTGTGCAACCGCCGAACCTTGTACTTCAGGTAGGAAGAAATCTTCTGGCGCATAGGTTGTCAACTGTACGTCGATCATACGACCGCCATATTGCTTTTGAATCATTTTAACAACTGATGTTTTACCAATACCTGGAGCTCCCCATATCATTAGGGGACGTTCGTCCTTGTTCTTAAGGATTCTATTAAGAATGCTAAGAAGTCTCTCAGATCCCACATTTGGAATACCTGCTTGAGGATTTGGAAAATCCAATGGAACAACTGCTTCAGCAACTTCTTCTGAACCAGAATCACCTTCTCTGGTAATTTCTGGCATTTCGGTAATACCTAATGCTTTTGCATCTTCGGCAGATGGAATAATGGTTACGCCGTATGGGATTGTGCCGTTAGCTCCATCTTTTGTGCGTTCTCCGCTCAACTGTGCTTTTAATGCGCTAAGGAAGTCTCCAGCTTTTCCAAGCAGACCCTTAACTGTGTCTGCAACCTTTTTACCAAACTTACCCAAGCCTTCGTTATTTAAATTCTCGGTGATAAAATCTGAGTACGATTTAATGATTCGCATTTCTAAGTAAAAACTTTTTTGTTATTTATCTAACGGGCTGAGCGATTTCCTATAAAAAACAAAGGGGCCTTGTGGCCCCTTTGCTTCACCTAAATTGAACAGTTACAATCTAAAGGTCAGTGATTAACCTTCAAATACGATTACAGTTGCTTTAACGCCATACTGCTTTGTCATCTTTGAAATTACTTCAGTAATTTCGCTGAACATTGCAGAACTAGTTGTTTGTACTGTAGCAGTCTCTGCAGCCGCTTTAGCTTTTGCTTTAGTGCGAACGCGGATTCCGCCGTTGATACGAGTCTCCAAACCTAAGGTTCCCTTACGGGCCCAAACGGATGGAAGCGTACGGTCTAGCTTTTTAGCGATTTGCTTGCCGCTGAGACCTGCATTTACTGAATCGATCAACATCTGATCTTCTGTGGCCGTCCAGCGTTGGCTGTGACGATCCGGAGCGTTGGAAATTTTCTTTCGTGCCATGTGATAACTTTGTTTTTATTAGTTTATGTAGTAATTATACTATGCAAATATAACAATTGGCCAGTTCAGTGTTATAAAGTTATAACTTTTGTTATATGTGCTAAAAAAGAAAAGGCCCAAACTAATGTTCGGGCCTGTTCCAACCAAATAAAAACGCAGATTTGACTATAACTTAAATGAATTACGGGTAGTGTGATGCATCAAGCTACAAGTTAACCACATTTTCATACAGCAAAAATAAATCTATTTTCTCTAATAGAAAAATTTTGGTTAATCTTTTTTCAATTTTCTTTTCACAGCTTCGCGAGTCTTTTCCATCTTCTTTGCATAACCTGGGTTACGCTTGCGATTAAAGACTATCTGTTGAGTTAGCGAACCACTAATCTTTTGCATATCGCCGCCTCTAGTTTTAATTAACCAATCAGCCAATGCGTTAATTCCAAGCTCTTTAAATTTACCATTCGCGTCTGGAGCATCAGAATCATGCCAGTCTGGAGCGCCCTTGGGCTTTTTCTTTTCAAAGATGAATTGCGAAAACTTTAAGACGTTCATTTTGACATTTCATAAAATTTATCCTGCACTGCAACTGCTCGACGCATTAAACTCGGATCAGCTTCGATAGCAATATCGACTAATAGTGCAACTCGAGTTACAATTTGATCAAATTCATTGTATGTTGCGGCATCTGGATCTTTCTTAATAATAGAAATAAGATCAAGCAGCACTTCAGATTCAATATAATCGACAACACTTGCGGGATTGTTCATTCTTTCCTCTTCATCGTCCGGTGCTAGTGCTTGAATATAATCGTCTAGCGACTGGATCAAATCGTTCATGCGATCAATTGAATTACCATAGTCTTCACTATCGGGTTTACCGACTTTAGTTGCTGCAAATTTTGGCACTCTAACTAAAGAACCCTTTGAACCAGTTAATCTAACAACGTAAAAATCGTCTTCGATGTCATAGACTTGACCGATTCCTCTGTAAGATTTAGTCCAATCACCAATCTCAATTTCTGGAGAATCGGGATTACCCATTTGAGAATTGGGATCATCTAGAAATTTATCTAGGTCAAATGCTTCAAATAACTTAATGTATTTCATTGTACTTAATTAATAGTTCGCCGAGAACCTCAATCTTACCAACAACCTTTTGAAATTGAGTTTGGGTCAATTTGTCCGCAGTAAGTTCCTCTAGCAATTTTTTGTATTCAGCTTCAGCCTCTTCTTTATTAAACTTGCCCTTTACTACTTTATTGTAATACGGCAATTTAACGATGAAGTGATGATATGTGAGCATTGCTGGGCCGCCCTTTTCTTTAGCAGCGGCTGCAATTTTGGATGCACCTGCAAGTCTAGCTGCTGCAAAAACCTCAAGTGCTTCGCCTTCTTTAGACTCGGTGATAAATTCAGAATAAGCTAATAAGAAATCCATATAGGATTATTTATATTCAACTACGAGTCTGCTCTTAAATTCTGGTGGAAATTGATCGCCGGCTGCTTTTAACAGATCGGCAAAGTTACCGTCTAATAAGTAGGTAACGGCCCAATCCTCTGGCGTTCTGATCGAGCGCCCTGCGCCCTGTAAAACTGAGATCGAAGTTTTCCAGTTGTACCATTTTTGACTGTCTTCCAATTTGGCCTTAACATATCGATCTCCCAAATGGGGATATGGTACCTTTAGGAAAATTTGGAATCGACTATCGTCATCAGCCAAGTTTAGACCTTCTAGTAGAGATGGCCCCATTAACACAGCACCTGGATTCTTTTTGTGCTTTTTAATAATCTTGTCCTTTTCTTCAGAGCCTCGATAAGTTAGGACCCGCTTTCTAATCTCTCTAGGCAATTTAGACCACACTCTTTCGCCAAGTTCATAAGAACCTGTGTGGATTATGCCCTTCTGATCCTGATGAGAGTTTAGCAGCTCGACAGTCTTTTCAATCGCCCACTCGATATTTTCTTCTAAGTATCTAGCTGACAACTTTTTACCTGGATAGAATATGATAGGCGATTTTTCCCAAGCAAAATGCGAATCCATCTTGAAATACTTGGCAGTTTTTAGGCCATGATTTCGCATAAAGTCTTTGGGGCTGCCCATCGTTGCAGTCATTAAGACTTTAAAACCAAACTTATTATAAAAGTGACGCTGTAACAGATAGTATTCGTCAATGCAGTTAAAGACGATGTGCTTATCTGCTGGATTCTTAATCATCTTTTGTACACCAACCTTATTTAGAATCGAGACATAGTCTTCGAACTTGCAGTGGCAGTCTTTACACCAATCAGTTAATCTAAATAATTGTTTTAGGTCAGCAGGCAAGTCGTTTTCACCAAACTCTTCAGCAACAACTTCTCTAGTTCTTTCGTTAGCTTTAACTATCAATGCAAGCTGATCAACTAATTTAGTTAAGTTGCCAAGTAGACTCACTTCGTTCTCATCGCTAAAAATAGACTTAACTAATTTATCGAATTTGAGTAAATCGATCTTTGGAGCAGGCAGTGAGTTTTCAATCATTAGATCCAAGATCTTTTGGACTTTATTTTGAATATCGTCTGTGATGATTGGACTAAAATGGTTTTGGACAATATCTAATAGTTTATGAGCTTCATCGCAAATTACAAAATCCCTTTGTGGAAATGGTACACCTCGACCTGTGCCCTGCTGTTGTTGTTCAACATAATTTCTCTGAATAAGCGCATATGGATAAGTCAATAGCGCCAGTGGAGATCTAATAGCCTTTTTTCTAGCTTGCAGATAACCACACTTTGCAAAGCACTCAAGCTTTTCAGCTTGTTCATATGACATGCCTCGAGAAGCACAGTGACCTACTGAAAACTTTTCGCCATTAACGTCACATTCGTAATTATCAATACCTTTAATATTGCCCCAATTCCAATTCTGTAATCGCCTAAAGTCTTTAACATATTGTTCATGCAGAGACAGATCAGATGCAAGCACATATCCACGTTGGCCGCGATGATTCATAAAATCAGAAAACATCATTGCGATGATTGATTTACCTGAACCAGTTGGTGCATCCAATAAAAAGACTCCATTCGGATCTTCGTCATACGCTCGAATCATATCGAGAATTACTTCGCGTTGTTGAGGTCTAAACCCAAAAAGCGGATGTTTGCTCTGTACAAAGGAGTCAAATTGTTCTTCTAATGTCATTTGTCTATTTTAAGCTAGCCAGCTGATTGATGACTAGTTTAGCGGTTGCGTAATTCGTTGCAATCGGCACATCGTATACATTGCACAATCTCAGTACCATTTGGACATCGACTTCATGTGCATGAGAGGTCAATGGATCAATAAAGAAAATCACCGCATCAATTTGACCGTCAACTAATCTTGCAGCAATTTGAGCATCTCCGCCCAAAGGCCCAGATTTCATAAGCCCAACTGTCAAACCTGCATTCCTTACGTGTTTGCCAGTTGTCCCAGTTGCAAGTAGATCGACTCCTTTAAAGAAATCCAATCTTTTTAAAATGAAAGCGACTAGATCGGCTTTCTTATTGTCGTGAGCGATTAGTGCTATTTTCATTTATGTAGTGTCTGACTTTGTTGCCAAGTTCCATGTCATTCGGACAGTCGTTGGCGAGTTGAACAATCTTTTCAAATTTTGCTCGCTGCTCGTCAATCATACTAACTAGGGCTTGACCATTAAATCTAAGATCGTGAATGAATAGCTTAGCCGCTTCATCAAATGACGAGCCTTCGGCTAGGATTCCTTTAACTTGATTTTTCTCGAAGTCAAAGGTCAGCCTAAATACTTCCGAGCCTTCGACTCCCATGTGAATTGCAATATACTGCTCTTGATTATAAACTGGGATTAATTCTCCTAGTGAATCTTCTTGATCTTGCATACAATTACCGTTTTAAGGTCTTGTACTACTTGGGTTAATTAGGGTTTGGCTTATTGTAGAGCCTTGAATTTGATATTGACTGGATTGACTCCGCGTTCGTCAATGATGTATGGCGGAGTAGCTACTTTGCACTTAATCATCTCATCGTTTGTACCAATTGGCAAATAAATGATATCGTCAGGTCTAAAGGTTTTAATAGTCGGCAAGTCTTTACCCGTATCAAGTTTAACCTTAACTAGTTTTTCAGGACCTAACCATACAACTTTAGATTTCTTATCGCCATCTTTAACCGGCTTAACTACTGGTTCTATTAGCTCAACGATCTTGCCTTCAATAAAATCATTAGTCAATTTTGAAAAGATCTTTAGCTTTCGACCAACTGAGATTGACCATTGTTGTTCAACTGTATAGTCAATGTTAGTATCAGTTCGCATATTCTTTTCTTTTACGACTCCGTCTACTATTTCAAGATTTAGCACATGAGACTCGTCGAATTGAATAACTCTAATCTTTTCGTTTTTATTCTTTCTAAGACCATGCTCCTCAAATGAATTTTCGATTTGAGCATCAGTCATACTCATTGGATACAGTACAAGAGTTTCAACGTAATCTCGTTGAATTGGCATATAGAACTTTTCGCCTGAATGAACACGCTCATCCGATTTAATTAGGTCACCGTTCTCATCTCTGAGGTATTTGCCAGTCTTGTCCTTTTTGTAAATGTTGGATTTAGTAAAGATCTTAATGTAATCTGAATTGTTGCCGACCCAAAGTTTAGCTGCGAGAACCGGTACGGCAAAGGTTAATTCTCCAAATGTTCGACTTAAGATTGTTTTTAATCGGTTATCAAGCTCGTCAACAATTAATTCAATGATCTGATCCTTAATCAGATTAAAGTTAATGCCCTCTGCTCGAAGGTCCTTTGCTAATTCTACTGAAATTCTAACGTCTCCAATATTACCAACTCTTTCGTCGTATCGAGCTCTAGAATAGTCACTCATGTACGCCTCTGTAATAAACGAAGAGTATGTCTTTATGTGTTGCAAGATCTGGATAAATTCTTTCAATTATTTATCCATAAAAAAAGGAGGCCGAAACCTCCTTTTTTGTACCCTCTGAGAGACTCGAACTCTCACCCGAAGACTAGATCCTAAGTCTAGCGCGTCTACCAATTCCGCCAAGAGGGCAGATAGTGGAGGTTGCTAGGTGCCAACAACCTCCACCGATCCTAAATACCTTGATCTATGCACCTAATTTCCATATCAATTTGCGATAAGTTCACAAAGTAATTTATTATACGCTTTTTGTGAGTTAAGTTTTGAAAGCTTTGCTCGACAAGTTGGCCCACATGTTTGTTTGTCTGCTCGGCCAATAAGTTGGCCTTTGCAAATTTTACATTTACGATCAACCATTATGCTGCGATCTTAAGAGAAGTTAGATATTTGGTGAGCAGTGCTTTAAAAGGTTTCTCAAGAGTCCGATAACTATCGCTACTTTTAATTAACCGTTTCATATCACCAGTTGCAGTATATGCAACAAATTCGTCAACCAACACTGCTTTGTGATAACCCATCCGGCTTAGCGTACTTTTACCTTCTACTAACAATTCAGCAGGCACGTCTTTCAATAAGCTTGAAGCTTCTTTCTTAAAAGTTGGTTCTGTGTACCACAGTGCGTGGCTTAATTCGTGTCGAAGATTTTTATCAGTAATATCTTTTACTCCGACTAAATATGTGTCTTCTTCAGACACACAATATTGATTAAAGATTTGATGTAAAATCTCATCCATAAAGATGTCATATGGAGTATACTCTCCAGTAAAAACATCCAGACTCTTTACGACTGTTTTAATTGGGATATTATATGCAGCCCAATCCATTGGGTAATCGAATGTGCCAGTTGCCATGTTTCTCTCAACCGAATACCACCTCAAATAATCCCAAATATCAAAGTCCGTATTTTTGAAACGCGGTGAAGCTGATTCATAGAACTCTTGCGCTCGGAGAAAGACCATGGCCCGATCCCAATTGCTTGGAATTTCAAGAGCGAAAATCTTTTCGCTAACTTGTGTGAGCTTGTAGTTAAACGGTTTCATGGTCAAATTATTATACTAAATAATGCCAGTCGGGGGCCAATCGTTTCAAGACTAATTATCTGGAATTTACGAGTTTTGCTTGTTGACGAGTGCAAGTTTGAATGAGATTGAGTGTTGAATGTTAATATCGCAATCTTGTTCAAAATTATCAATAGCGGTTGCTTAGTAAAGATAAAAGAAAGTATCTCAAATGAGAACTCGTCTATCCACAATTGACTACCCCTTTGCTGGCAAGGTCTTATTCAGTCCAATCGATTTCAGTCGTTGCGTTCCAACGGTCCAAATCGTCTTGGATCATTTCGATTTCAGCCTCTAGTTTTTCAACTAGTTGATCTCTTTCGATGATTGACACAATTGCGGTCATTACGATAGTTTCGCTTGGCGTACCATACCCACCACGTGAGTGAACCGTGCCGCTTTGACAATCGAGACGTTTAACTTGAGAAATAACTGATTTTAGTTCAGCTAATCTAAAGATCTTGTCGTAGACTGGTGCATTTGCACGATGAACTGCCGTTTTAAGCGCAATCAACTGATTTGTCTTGCGAATGTAGTTATCCATCGCCTGTTGTGGTTCATACACGCGTTCCATGCCTTCCACAACTGAATTGTACTTCTGTAATTTTTCAAACTCGCTTGAAATTTCTTTGACGAGCTTATTCTTGCGCTTTAGTGCTTGTTTGATATTCATAGTCTTTGTTAATTTAATTGATGTACTAAGTTCATTATTGATACTGTCATTGCAATCACAGAGACGATGATTGCTCCAACATAAACATATCTTCTTTTATTGAATGGGATTGACTCTCTAGATGCAATAAAGATTAGAAGCCAAGTTAATATAATAAGTAATACTACCATAATTGATTTTTTATTTTTGGTGATTCCGATTGGATTCGAACCAATGACCCACAGCTTAGAAGGCTGTTGCTCTATCCAGCTGAGCTACGGAACCGTGCTAATAATATACTATTAAATTACCAAAGGATTCCTCGAAACGTCGCTTCTAGTATATTAATTAGAGCTAGGCCCATTAGGATAACTGAAATTATCCCGATTGATATGTTTGCAATCATATGGTTTGAATCAACTTGGTCTTTGCGACGACCTTGCCATTCTCTCGGATCAAACTTCTTTTTCATGTGGATTAGGTTATTTTAGAGGATTACTTCTTCCGCTTGAAATACGAACCGCGTAATCATTAATGATCGGTCGACCGCTGTTATAGACACCCAATGCCACTTTCCAACTGCCATACTTTTTTCTAAGTCTAGCAAGTAATTTCATGGAAATGTGGACATTGAGATCTAAATCGTTTAGTAACATTTTAGCCGTAACTCTCTCATCCCAATTGTCATTTGCGGTCGGGACTTGAATCTGCATTGCACCATATGCACTAGCGTATGATACTTGCTTTGGATCATAAGACCAATGAAATGGCCCAGTATATCCAGTCTCTTCGCGTGCAACACCAATTGCAATCTCAAAAGGAACGTCATACTGATCAGAGTATTTTTCCAATAGAGAATAGAGTTGAACACATGGCGGTGCATACTCGATGTTATCTGACGAGAAGTCAAGAGTTCGATCAGTGTCCTGTTTTAGAGTTGCAGCTCCAATAACAATAAAGACTGATGCGACAGCGACCAATGTTTTAAACGAAACCATTTTTACTATTTATTGATTAGTACACCATTTTGACGTAAGTACATCTTGTTGGCGTACATTCCAAAAATTGCAGTACCGACTGAATCATCGTACATCGAATACTTGCCACTCTTTCGGTCAATGATCAATAACTCTCCACGTTCGTTGATCGCAACTGACGTTGCTTGAATTGTTCGAACGTCATCGATGTTAATAGAGTTCTTAGACTTGGAAAAGTGATGATAATAATAACCAATTACTCCGCCAGCAAATAGTGCAATTATGAGCACCAATAAGTTTCCTAGCTTTTTTGCAAAGACCTCAACTCGGTTAAGGATTCCTTTAAATTTTGCTTTATCCATCTTTGTTTTTATTTGTGTGGTTAAAGCTATTGTACTCTATTCTTCGCCCAATAGGTCACTTTTGGTCCAAACCGGCTTGGCATAAGCGGGTTTAACTATCTTCCAAATGGTTGACTTATAATCCTTTTCATCCAGCATATTAAATAGAATGCTTGGATGTTTATATTGTTTAGCTAATTCGGCAAACTCTTTCCTCTCTTTCGCCCCAGCCGATCTCAGGATGACATTGAATATCCAATGATATTCATCTTCAATTGATTTAAATGCTTTCTCTAGTTCATCCCGAGTAGCCCTAATCCAATTATTGAATTCATCGGGTGTATTTGCTAGAATTTCGTCAAACGAGCCGTCAGTTGAGAGTGTTTCCCAAATCGTTGTTGTTGATACGCCAGTTACAATTCGATGTAGCCTGACGTATTCTTCAAATTTGATCTTCATTCTAAAATTGCCGGGCTGATATCTCAACACAAAGCCTTCGCTGTTTTCAGAATTTAGGTCCTTTAGTTTTCGATATAAGTCTTCTGAAAAATTAAAATGTTGTTCAGTCTTGACAATATCTTTTTGCTTGATGCCATTCGCTTTAAATATCGCATTAGCCGTAGTCCAATGCAATTCAGTATCATCACATGGATCCCATCTATAGCCTTCATTTAGGACAGCTGACAAAAACACAACGCGTTCAGCTTTGCCATAATCGACAACGATTCGATTTTCTGGATAAATGATCTCGACTAGATACGCATACTCCTTCATCCATGAATCTAGGAAATATTTCGATTTTACAATCTCAAGACCCTTTATTGCTTGGTCCGAAGTAAATGAACCACGAGTCGCCATCACCCAACCATTGTAATAGAATAGGATGCCAAGCGAGCCGTCCATTTTCTCTTGAACATAGACATAATCTCCTTTTGTTGGAATCTGTTCTTTGCCAATTAGCTCCTCATAATTGAAAAACTTATTGAATGGTTGAATTAAGATCCTTTCAGTAATATCTTCAGTGATTAGACCTCTACATCTTAACGTGACCTCATCCCACTTGCCTGCATACTGAGTCGCTGGAGAATAATTCCAAATAGTCAGTGGTAGAGTTGGATGAGACTGTTTAATTAACCAGCCCTCTTCGTGGTATTTATGTAGAGTTTCTAATTTCATGCTAAACTATTCGGTAGATAGAGCAGTGTTGGATTTTTCTTTTGTACATCAATATCCGGATACCGCTCTCTAAATTTTGCTAAGTTAAATGGGGCAGTTATAATATGAATGCCTCCCCTAGTTTTGATAAATGTCATATGTAGATCTTGGCCGGCCTCTGTATGTAAATCGTCAATGAATGATCTTAACTTAATGTATTTCTCTGAATGCGCAAATGCATCAACTGAGACATTGTCAACATCAACTATCCAACGTTTCTCATAAGTCTTTAACTGGCCGACTACTGAATCGAATAGATTTTTCTGATTATGCTGACCATTTCTAATTCTCTCAGCCAATGCAACCATCATGTTTAGAGATACGTCCTGCTGGTTCTGCTTTTGAATATGAATGTAGGCTCTAGCCTTAAACATTTCACAAAGCTGTTTAATCTCAGCGTACCGAGTTTCAAGATACTCAATACTCTCAACGCAATACGTTTTGATTGTACGAACAGATTGATGATTATCTCGCTCGCCTTCAAGTTGGTCTTTCTTACGTTTAAAAACATAGAGCATATAGAAGTCTCCAGGTTTTTCAAAGTTAAGAAGAGGCTTAACTGACTGAAAATTGTCTATCATAACTTTATTTCAAAACGATCCTGCATTTCTTTGAGTTTGTCAGGTGGCACGCCATGCACGTTTTTACCACCATGACGATTTTCCACGACTACTGAAAAAACTGCATAACCGTATTTCTCAGCTAATTCGTAATAGGCTGACATTTCCCATTCTCTAGTAAAAGTATTCGAAACAGTTACGTGACTGCCCATCTTCATCCACTCTTCAGCCTTTTCTTGACACCAAGCATGAGCATTCTTTAATTGAGCTGGGTCAAACTTATATTCGCCTCCTCTCATAAAGAAATCGTCGGCCTCGACATATCGATGGCCTAAGGCTTTGGCAAAAGTAGTCTTACCGCTGCCTGGTAATCCTCGTACTAAAGTTAATATCTTCATATCTTTTTTATTTCGTATGTATGGTCAGAATCTGAATTCTTTTGGAAGACCTTTTTCAAAGCTTCAGCTTCCTCATGAGTTTCAAACTCCATGATTTCATTTTGGTCGTCGATGATGATCACCGGCAAAGCTTTACCCGTTATCGGGTTCTTGATGTGTTTTACAATAACGTATTTTCCCATGGTTGCTAATTAATTTGGTGTGGACCTTGTAGGGCTTGAACCTACGACCTGCCGATTATGAGTCGGATGCTCTAACCAACTGAGCTAA